ACCGGAGAACTTCCGGAGAACGATTTTGCTGTGGACGTTTTCGAGTACAGACACGTACCCGTTTGCGATTGTGTCGGCTGACAACACGGCGGCGGCGACGTATGGACGTGCCGCTTCCCCTGCGTATGAGCCAACGGCTACTGTAGCGTTTGCCATTATTTTGAGAATTGATTGTGGATTGCTTGAACGCGCTCCTGTACGGTAAGTTTTTTAAGGTCGATTGGTTCCTGTGCGACGACAGGTTCTGCGTGCTTCAGTCCGGAATCGGCAGCCTGCTTTTTCACAGCTTCCAATTCGGCTTTAATAGCATTCAGTTCGGTGAGCATAGGATCTGCTTGCTCATCTTGGGCTGACATCTCTTGCTTGTCGGCATTGTCAGCCGTCAGTTCAGTCAAGGCCTCAACAATCATAGACTTTACGTCTTCACGGGTCATGTATTCCGGTTCTGTAGATGCCTCGACTTCTTCAACGTTTTCTGCAACAACTTCTTCAGTCATTTCTTCCTTTTCGTCGTCGCCAGCTTCGACTTCAGCGGCCTCGGAAACGGCGTTTACAACACCAGCGTCACCTACGCTGAGGGTCATGCCATCTTCCATAGTGTAATCACCGGCTGGCAATGGAATGCGCTCGCCTTCATCGTTGATGATGAATGCTTCGACGCCTTCAGCAAAGGCATCTGCGTCAGTGTAAACAACGGTGCCGTTGTCCAACGTGGCCTCGGCAAATTCGGTGCGGGGGTTTTCCGCCACCGTCAAGTTGACGTTAAAGCGGTTGAACACCTCCTGTACCCGTTCTGTAATGTTCATGGTTGGGGGTTTTTTTATATAGACGTTTTTCAAGGGGCTTTCCTGAACCTATTTTGATAATTCCTTTTCTAGAGCGTCAAACAAAAGTTGCTTTAGCTTCGATTCGGCCCAACGCTTGGCGGCCTTACCGCCCCACAGCAGGTAGCTAATAGTTCCGCAAGCTGATGTGTTGCCGGGGTCGTAGTCTTCCTCTGCGCGCGCCAAGTAAGAAGCCATACGACGTATAGTTTCGAGGCTGACCGGTTCGCCTTGCGCTAATTGCTGGGCGCGAACTTTACCTGTTTGCGTCGCGCACTTGTTGCCGTTTTTCTCGTTTAGTTCAATGCCACGCTTGGCGTTGTTTCTGACGGCTTCTGGGTAATCGCTATACGATTCCATGACAACGCGCTTGCCAGACTTCGTACGCTTGTCGTCATTGACAACGGCACGAGCCAACTCGGAAAGCATTTCTTCATCTTTGTCCTTCTGTAGGCGGTCAACAAAGTAGCCTTCTATGCTAAAGCCTTTGACCTTGCCTTCTTTGACCCACTCGGACCAGATGGCCTCGTTGTCTACTTTGACAGCTACCATCCACGTGCCCACTGGTACGTCGAGGCCGTAAACGGCAGACTTGTCTTTGTCCTTGTCTTCAACCAACCACGACTCGACGACGGTAAGGCCGTTGATGTTGTGTTCGTGTTCAAGGGTGTGGTTCGCTTGGTTGCCATGCTTCAAATACAGTTCGCTGGCCTTACGCACCGTGTTCTTGCTGAAGTAGACGTAGAATTCTTCGTCACGGTTCTTACGGTAGATAGGCTTATCAGGAACCAATGCCGGGCCGACTAGCAGGCGTTTGTCTTCATCGCTAGTGGCAAACTGCATCTTGTCATCTTTCAGGGCGACAAAAGGCAGTTCAATGGCTGGGCTGTCCACGAGGCTGATGGCGTCAATGCCATACAGTTCTGCGTCTTCGTCGATTACGAGTTCTAAGATTTTCATAGGGTTGTTTGGTCTTGAATGAGTTGGTTGGCTTGTTGGGCGTTGCTCACGTCTTGCGCGATGACGTACGCTTGGATTGGGTCAGTAGATACGGCGCCCTCGCCCAAGAATGACAGATCAAGCTGTGGGGCACCGAGGCCACCGGCTTGTTGTCCCGTATCCGATACGCTAGCGGTGCTAGATGGCGGAATTGGTGGCAAACCTGCCGTGCCTTGGTACTCGGTCTTTCGGATTGCTTGAATTTGAGCGGCTCCGGCAGCAATAGCGGCGGCTGCTGCGCTGACAGCCAGACCCGGCCCCACAACCGGAATGGCGACCAAGCTTCGGTACGCGTCTACCGCGGCCACAGACTGCGAAATAGTTGCTTGAGCAATTGACACGGCCTTGTTTATTTCAAACTGCCTCTTGTTGGCCTTGTCCAACTCAAGGGCCTTGTTGTATTGTTCGACTTCTAGGTTGTAAAGGCGTTGCGCTGACGCTTCCTGTTCTTGTGCAATGTCCCTTTCGATAGCCTCGCGCTGACTGTCTGACTGCGCCATAAGCAACGCTTCGTTGAGTTGGTATTGCTGCAACTCTGCGTCGTATTGTTCCTGCGCAATCTGGTTCTCAATTTCGCGGGCCTCTTGTTCCAGTTGCACGCTAGCGCCAAAGAAAGCCTCGTTGAGACCCGTGAGCGCATCCAAGGTGTTTTGGACGGTTTCAATTCTGGCCTGTTGGATTGCAGAATTTTTGTCCGCTTCGATTTTAGCAAGGTCGTCAAGCAGACCCTCGGTAGCTTTTTTGATTAACCCTTCGTCATCACCTGCAATTGCGATACGCTGGTCATACAACTGCATAGCAGCCAACTCTTGCCTTGCATAGTCATCCAACAGCAACGCATACAGCTCGTCTTCCAGATCCTGCTGTGCTCGGAGGCGTGCTAGTTCTCCATCTATAACAATGTCTGTCAATTCATCTTGGTGCGCCTGCTCTGCGGCCTCTATTCTTTTGTCGCGAGCCATCTTGGCTTCCTCGCGAAGCTTCTGCGATTCTTCCTCTGACAACTTGAACAGCTCAATGGCCAACAGCTCGGATTGGTATTGGTCTTCAATGGCGGCCTTTTCGGCGTCCAACCCTTCCAGTAGTTCCGTCGTCCAGCCCCTACGCAACGCGGCAATTTCGGCCTCCTGTGCAATTACCTCCTGATTGATACCAAAAATACTGGTCATCAACTCTGTTTGAATGCCAATGCTTGCGGCCTGTGCATCGGCCAAGGCAATTTCTGCCTCTGCCAAATTTGTAAGGTTTTCCTTGGTCTCCCCTTGCAAGTCAATCTGCTCGCGTAACAATCGGATGCGTTCCTTTGCATTTCCTTCCTGTTTCTCTGCCAGTGCGCTTTCAATTTTTTCGGCCGCATGAGCTGCGTCGAGTCTTTCTTGGAAGCTCAGCGTTTCATCGTCGCGCACCTTCTTGAGCGCTTCGATTTGCGACAGGCTCTGTGCGGTTTCCACCGACAAGTTGCGCTCTGCATCTTCCAGTTTTTGCATCTGGTCGGTGATTTTTTTCTGTGCCTCTTGGAATGCCTGCAAGCCCATGATGTAGTGCTTGATGTTTTCTGGGTTGAACCATGAACCTGCCATGGTTTCGTCTGCGTCGGCAACAGCTTGATCTATATCTGCGATGTCTTGTTCAAGCCCGGCAATTTCCTCGCTGAAGTCAGCCGTTCCAAAACTCATCTTTTCCAAGGTCTCGTAGAACGTTATCCCCAATTCCTTGAGCGTCTTCCTAAACCCTGCCGTAGCCTTCACAAAACCAGCTTCAAACAAGTTCTTGATACCTTCAAGCCCTCGTTGAAATACCTCTGCGGCGTACCCCGGTTCTGTAAACAGTTTTATTAGGCTACCTGCCAACGAGGCCACGCCGTCGGCCAAAACGGTAAAGACAATATTTAGCTGGGCCATAATAGACTCGAACTGCTCTGCCCTTTCCTTGTTTTGCACAAAGGCGTTACCGACACCCGCAAGCAAGCCTAACAGCAAACCAATGCCAGCAGCTTTGGTGGCAGCGCCCACACGCGTCATAGCCTTGCTGCCTAGGTCGCCAGCTTTTTTGAATCCTTTGCCTAGCTTACCGGTTTGTTCGGCGGCCTTTTTGGTTTCCTTGCTGAGGTCATCGGCACTGTCAGCAGACTGCTCAATGCTCTTATCCATTTCCTTGGCGGCATCGGCGGCGCTTTCAAGGTTTTCTTGTAGGACGGTGGTAGCCTCCAACACCTGCCCGGTGTCGGCGTCAAATGTGAATCGTACTGTTTGGTTTAGAGTAGCCATGTCAGGGTTTTGTAGATAAGGAAAGCGAGCGTGCCGAACCATGTCAGCAGAATCAATCCGGCTAATGCGTAGTCAAGCACGATAAGCCACTGCGGGAACAGAACCTTGGTCTTGGATTCCTGCAAGGCTTGGATTGCAGGCATGATGTGTTTTGGACTTTTCATTACGGATTTGTTGGTGCCGCTAGGTTCTGTTTGGGTTTACACAAATTGACGTAGCCTACGCCTTCAATTACTTGGTTGACCTTGAGCCAAGAATATCCATACAACTCACAACATGCCTTTGAACCAATGTCGATGTCATCAATGTCAGAGTCATTGAACAAAATGAAGTTGTGCTTGGAATCGTAACTGGTGGGTACGTCATCACACAAGCTGACATCTGACAAAATTTTGATGAGTTCCAATTGCACCAGCCCTTCGACGTTGGCGTCGTAACTCATTTTCAGGACACGGTAGTAGGCGTCCTTAATGAAAATCTTGTCACTGAATTCAAAATTGGCAATGTCAGTTTTGGACAACCGAGCATAGCATGTCAAGATCCTTGCTTCATCACTGTACAGCTCCTCCACATACTGCGCCCAATATTCAAAGAACAGCGTGCGCCATGGCGAACACGTGGTGCCAATTAGGGGCTGCTCCATGCCGTAATTGATATCGTGCCCGGTAATGTCTACTTCGTAATCGGAATAGTTGCTGAAGGACGGGAAGAATGACTCTGGCCCGGTTGTGTCGCCGTCGTCATCCCTGATATACCACTGACCAAAGATGTCAGACACCCCGTGCCAATAGGCAACCATCGGCAACGGGTCCTTGATAATAGCGCCGTCACTTTGAATGGATCTGTGAATTGGAAATGAAGACCCAGGAATCAGGCTAGTCATATACTGACCAAAGGGCGCCTCGACCTTCTTTTCTTGCGCTGCAAAATCGTTGTTAGGCTCTGTGATTCTGTAACGTCCATAAACGCGGTCTAGGCTCTTTTGCACCTCATCACTGATGAAGTCCTTCCCCGGGAGGTAAGACCACTCGTATTGCTTCGCTTGAATGTCTGTTGTCGGCTTAATAGTTATGTCCTTGTCGTAGTCTATGAGGTTGGTCCAATCCTTCTGTGTGCCGGTGTCGAAGTAATCCGTAAAAGGCTCAATCAAGAAATGCTTTGGCGTGACTTTGTCCGGGATGAAGACAAGGTTGAACATTTTCTGCAACCCAGAAACGAAGTCGATTTTTTTGATAGTCGGCATATTGCCCGCCACGTCAATAGGGATAATTTCGTAGCTGTTGAGGAATTCTACCTGTAGGCCTGTGCCGTTGTTGTTCCAAGCGTTGTTGGCCTCAATAAAATTGTCGTCGCCAGACGCGCTCAAAAAGGTGTATCGGTAATACAGTTCGTCGCCGTCCTTGAGACCCAAAATCAACTCAAGTTGCAAGCCGAAAAAACCTACGCTTGCATCCGTTTGCAATTGCAACAACTCGGCCTCGCCAGAGGCATCGACGAAGTTGCCGTACAAATACAACTCAAGGTCGCCCACGTCCGGCGTGTCGTCGTAGGTGTATGACCAGTTCATGGTAATCTTGTATTGACCGTTGGCAGCAGCCGTAAACTTGTGCGTGCTGTTGTCAAAATTGCCGCCGTCGTCTACGCCGTTGCTCACGGTATCGACAATGGGCAAGATTGCTAGTGTCGCGTTATCACTTTGAATGTCCGAGACAAGGCCGGCTTGCACCGTCGACGGAAACGTGTCGGTGGACACCGGCTGTTGCGCGCCATTGTATGCCGGCATATACATATCCTCCATGGTACCTTCGCCTGTCTCATCGAAGAATGAGGAATCGTAGGTGTAGCCAGCTTCGTCCATGATGGCGTCGAAGATGGTCTTGACCTTAATGAAAGGCGTCAATTCACTTCTGCGGATGCCGTCTGTTGGCGTCCAAGGCGGATTGTCAGGGAAGCTGTAATTGAAGCCCTTGTCAATTAGACCGTAGCGTACCTCTGGCGCAATGCCTACTGCAGTCGTCCATGAATTCACTACGTTTTGCAACGTCAAATCATGGTCATAGTCAGAAAGGTCAAGATCTGACAACATGCCGTCGCCAATGTCCGTCTTGAGGTCGAGCGTTTCACCAAAAAAAACTAGTTCAATGTCGGCGTAGCGTTGCTTTTGGATATACACCGCCTTGACTTGACAACAACCCCGAATAACCGGTGTCGTACCACTAAGGATTTCGGCCGGAATTTTTTGCTTGAGGTTTTTGACGTCTACGGCAGACGGCTCGTTGATGTAGCCAAAGAACTCAAGGTTGCCTTTGGTGGCTGGCACACGAAAGGACTGAGAAAAGCTAGCCCGGCTCGCGTTGATGTCTGCAACGTCATTGAACTGCAACGTCAAGTTCACGGACTCGTTCTCATACAAGTCGATTTCCGTGTTTTCTAGAATCAATTTTAGCATCGGATGTCTTGGGCTAGTTCAATGTCGAGACTTACTTCGAACAACTGTGAGGCCGCTGGTCGGACCGTGTATGTGTCGGTCTGAATCTGACAGGGCAACCAGTCGCCCGATGCCACACGGAAAAACACTTGCTTTGACCGGAACGCATATTGCAACAACTCCAATTCCTCTGGTCTAAAATGAAGGTTCTGCAAGTTGTAACGCTCTTTTCCGGTCTTGTGGTAGGTGTCTACTTGGGCGTCGTAGGGGTTGAACGTGAATGTCTCCGCGCCATACGAGCCAACCGATTTTCTGTAGGTCTTCGACTCCGTACTTATGCTCTTGAGGTTCCTGCCGTCGAAGCGAAGGAAATCCCAAGCGCCCAACGTGTTGACCCAACACAACTGCACAGGGTCGTGTTTGATAGGTCGGCAATCCCTTACGACACGGAAAATGCGACTCTTGGCAAGACCCGTTTGAGTGACCTGGAATGTAAGGTAGGTCCAGTCCGGGTGTAGCCCGCCAGCAAACTTGGTGTCCAACTGAGCTGGGCCACAAGGAATCTGGTAGACATTCCCGGAAAGGGCTAGACTAATGCTGATTGTATAGTTCAGTTGGGCGACCAATGTACTGGTGCCACGAAACTGCTTAATATCTACCCGGTTCGCTGTCTCAGATGGTCCGCCCAAAATAAATCCCGTCTTGGCAAACTGCAAGGTGCCTTCGTCTTCATCGGCCATGTGCATTTTGAAATACCTATCACTGCCCACAAGGTTTCTGTCTGTGAACCACACTTGTTGAGTTGATCCGGTAGGGTACAGGAAACTGTAACTAGGGTTTTTGCCTTGTGAAATTTGAGCAACCCCATTGAACAGGTGGACATTGGCAAAAGCCTCGCCCAAGTCTTCTACGCCATCGTTGTATTGCCCCGCTCGGATGATGTATTGCCTGACAACTTTCTGTACCGACGTGCTAGGAATGGTTGTGGCTGTATGCACGAAGATGTTACCCCCCATACTTCCAACCTGCACACAAGATTCAACACGGTCACCCACAATGTCGGACAAATCAAAATGTGCCCGGCCTTCGGCATTTGGTGTCAAATACAGCTTGGCAATTTCGGTGCCAGCCGTGTTGGGCGTGCTTGTGTAGTTGTCGTTCTCAAAAACCTGCACAATGAACCGTTCAGGCGTAGTGGCCTCATCCAATGTGAAGATTAGATGTTGATGGCTTGCCCTGACGGCTGTGCCGGGTGAACTTTGGATTGTAACGGCCATGCTATTTCGGTGCTATAGTGATGTTGTCTGTCTTGAACTTAAACGCCGACAAGAAGTCGTCAATAAGTGCTGACCCCAGTTTGTCGCGGTACTGTGGCACAATAGTTTCGAGGGCAACGATGTAATACCGCAGCCCAACGATTCCTTTGCGCTTGATGGATTTTGCAATGGCGTAGGCCACTGAACGCTTAGGATCTACTATTTTGCCCGTGCGTTCGCTTTGGTAGGGTTGCTGGCTTCTAAACTGACCGCCTGCCGTTCGCAACCTTACGGGCTTGTCTTTCATCCACTGGTAAATGGCGTCGACGTGCTTTTCTGAGGGGTTGTCATATTTGAAGCTGAAGGGAGCCCCCCGGCGCTTGCGTGTGCCATTGACCCCCCAGTGTATAAATGCCGCATAGGGTTGCGGGCTTTCGAATACAATTTTCCCCTTGCTGATGGAATATGTCAGAGACTTTTGCAGCGTGCGTGTCGCGACACCGTAGCTACGGTTCTTGCCGATTTTACGGCTACCAAGCTGACGGCGTGCTGCATCGTTTACCTCGTCGGCAAACTCGTAAAGCTCCTTTGTAAATTCCTTCAGTTCCAATTTTACTTAGGGTTCTTGGGTCCTTTGCTACGTCCAAGAATGACGGCTTGCACAATGCGGTTGAGCAGATCCACCCAACGGTCATCTTCTTCGCTTTCGGTCAATGCTGTTACGGTTCCCAGCAAGACCATGATAGCCACGAGCAATTCACTCCAATTTTCAATAATAAATTCCATGTTATTGTGGTTGTACACCTGTGAGCGGAGCAACACAGGCATTATGTTGATATGGTACTATGATTGATAAGTCAAGCAGACACCCAGCAAGGGTGTTGCTTTGTGTTTCCTCCAATGGCGTGACACTTGCGCTACCTACCTCGTATAGGTACTCGAATTCGAAGATGTTACCTCCGTTTTTCATATCCGCCAAAATATCTTCTGCCACTTGTTCGGCATTTGTGATGTCTGCCTTTTGGTATAGGTTTTTGTCGGCCTCCGAAGGTGGTAGGCTCAAAATGTAAACCTCCATATTGTAAACCTTGTTACCTCCATCGTAACTGGCTCCCGTGTACACTACGTGAAGCAGGGGGTACAATTCAAACTTGTCCAAATCCACGTCGCTCGGCGAACCATAGCTGAAGCTTTCGATGAAATAATTGTCCTCTGCAAATTCTTGGAACTTGTCGATGAGGTTGCTGAAGGTTATCATTTGGCTCGCTTTATTGCTTTTTGTTTTTCAAAATCCAAGTCTTGCATGAACGCCAGATGCGTGAAAACGTGGCCGACAGTAAGCTTGGTGACTTTGGGGATGTCAAGGATGTTTTCGTTGGCGAGGGTGTAAAGCGTCGGGTACCACCCCCACTTGCTAGCAAACTCGCTGCCGCCAGTCCCTGACTCAGTAAAGATTTGCGCAAAGTGTTCGCTTGTCCGTTCGCGGTAATCCAAAAAAAAAGCAGGGCTCCCGCGACAAGCGGCGCTTCCATCTCTTTGAATACATCGGCGTCTTCCTCTGCCGTGTAGGGTTCAATTGTGTAGGTGTCCTTATACTGCCTTATGACAGGGCGGTAAAGCACGCTCATAGCCTTGTGAGCCGTCTTCCAAAAGTCTTGCGTGTAGAGGTCCATGTCAATCCACTCACCGGCAGTGAATTTTTCCCAGTCGGGAATGAAGCCGTAGTCAACGCCTTTGAGGGTGATGACCTTGCGGTGGACGCTCGTATCGTTTACCATCAGCTTTGTAAGGTGCGCGTTGGCACCAGCAATCAATGGCTGTGGCATCTTGCGCAACTCAAAAACCGGTACGCCCGTGACGCCATGAACGCGGCGAATAGGGTCTTTCTCAAGTTCTAAGATCTGCAAGTGTCTTAGCTTGAGGTCGGCGAAGCGGGCGGGTAAGGTTAGCTGCATCTGTAATAAAGACGTATTTGTAAGAATTCCTGAACTAGCCCAAGGCGTATGAGCCAAAATTTGGGTTCGTTTGATTGAAGGTTATAGCGTAGCGCGACGCATCAACAAAGTGGTTATAGGCATCAACCGGTACGTTCAACTGTTTGCCGTTTTTGTCTTCCTTCCACTTGTAATTACGCAGTTCCTTGATGCCGTTGACGCTGCGTGACGTAATCGACAGGGGGTGGCTTCGCAAGTAGTCTATGCCTGACCGCACAGAATCTGGTCCCTTGCGGGCTGGGTGGACATTGAACCCGTGCCCGTGTATTTCGTCAATGCTCTTCGGCTCCGCAGAGTCGGCAACAATCATAGTGCCGCGACCTATGCCGGCGTCCCTTAGCGTTTGTGTAATGGCCTGATTGGTCAGACCGTGGGCGTAGCATATTTCGTCCAAACAAAAGCCCTCGCCATCCGTGTAGACAGCAACAATAGCCGTCGGGTCATTCGTGTAGCCAAAGTCGAGGCCATAGGAAAGCAAGCGCCAGCCATCCGGTACCTGATTGACTTCCTTCCAATGCGTGAAAATGGTAGACCGGCTAGTGCCTCGTTCACCCAGACCGTAGACCTTCCAATAATTCTCATCGGCTTCTTTAAGCCGTTCAATTTCCGCGACCACGCTAGCCTCAAGAAAAGGGTTGTCCCTGTATGTCGTCTTGAAGAACTGGTGGTCATTCCTAGTCAGTACGTTGTCGTATATCCAATGGAACTCGTCAGAAGGGTTGTAGTCTATAATGATTTGTCCTGTTGTCCGCAGTATGAGTTGGCGCCAGTCTTCGAGGGTCAACTCGTTGCATTCGTTGACAAACAATATGTCCCTTTTGCGGCCTCGCACCTTTTGCGGCTGGTCAACTGATATGAATTCAACCATGTTGCCGAACAAGACGTAGGTAGCCTGACTCTTGTTGTGCGACGCCGGATTGTATAGGCCTTCCTTCTCGAGTATGCTGAAAAAGTCGCGCATGACAGAGGCGCGGATAGCCGGAAACGTTTTGCGGGCAATCGTAATTACAGCACCGGCATTCTCGTTGACATAGCACAACTCAATAAGGGCCTGCAAAATTGAGTACGTCTTGCCGGAACGCGTGCCGCCTTGATGCACTTGGACCTTTGCCGTGCATTGTTTGACATGGTAATATGTCGCTGGTTGTCTCAAGTAACGTTCGACTTGTCATTGACGAACCAAGACAGCGGCTTTTTCTCTTGCATTTCAATTTCCTGTCTCTCAACGTAGCCCCTCGTCTTGCCCTGCGTCTTCAGGTAGAAAATTGTTGCCGTCGTGTTGCCCTCTTGAATCTGTTTGTGCAATTGACTTTCTGCAAAGTCTAGCGCGATTTCTTTGACGTCATTCACGGCTCGCTTAAAGTCTGGGTCTTCACGCAACCACTGGTAATAAGTCGTGCGCCCTACGTCAGCTTGTTTGCATGCCGTCGTCACAATGCCCAAACTTTTCGTCAAGGCCTCAAGTAACGCTTTTTTATGGTGTTCGGTTTTGTTCATTTAATCAGCTTGAGAATGTGTTCCACGTTTTGCTGTAGATCTAACAGGGTATTGTTTTGCAACCGCGTGGTGTCATTGTTTGCGATGACATTTGCGGTCTTCGTCTTCATGGCTTTTATGAAGCGCGCAGGTTGATTGCTTCCCCTTGCGTCATATCGTTGTTGCATCAAATGTTCTTCAGCCTCTATGACGATGATTTCGCATGGGTGGTTGTCGAAAAGCTTCTGGCAGAATAGCCTGTTGCCTTCAAACAGGACAATGGCCTGCGGTACCTTTTCCACGAACTCTAAAAAGTGAGGCATAACGTTCATGGCCAGCTTGTCGGTCCCGCTGAATGTCGTGCCATCGTAAATGCCTACTATGTAGAGGTTGTCTTCTTTCGAATATAGCCCCCGCACATTGCGATAAGCGAAGGTGCGTAGACGGTCTTGGTAGTGTTTTACAACCTCCACAAGGATTGACGTCTTGCCTGAGCCTGGTATGCCGCCAAGGGCTACAATTCTTTTAGCCATTTCGGTTCATAGGTTTCGCGTCTAAAGTCCCACAGAACATCCCAGTCCACGCCTTGTGGCACGTTGCTCTGCATCTTTTCAATTTCTTTGCGCATGCGTTCAATGTAATATCCGACGTACCGCTTGCCCTTCCTGTATTTTTTGTAGGCGCAAAGGGTGGTCTCTATGTTCCAGATGTTCGTATGCGCTATGTCGTAGGTGCCCACATGCGACTTGAGAACCTGAAATTGATACTGCAAGTAGCCCAGTTGTTTTTTGTTCAGACGTTTTTTTGTGCCGTGTGTGTCGAGTTCCATTTTGCCTAAGTGATACACTAGTCCGTTACGGCAGCTTTCCGCGTTTGCCAAATCAAGGTGCGTCGGCTCCAAGTCGAAACCGGTCAACACGTAGACCATTTCGAGGTATATGAACATTGTGAAGCGTCCGAAATTGCGGATCTGCGACAAGTCATCAAACGTGTTGTCGTAGGTGTTTTGTCGTGTCGGTTGCTTTAGGCCTTCAAAGTATTCCGCTTGGCTTTTCCCATTCAACAGGTCGCGATAGCTGACGAACGTTTCAACGAACTTGTTTTGCGTCTTGACGCGCAGCCGGTCAGTTTGAAACAAGGTTCGGTCTTTGTTGGCGTCCCACCACCTTTGCAGCCTCCCAACGTCTACGTTTTCGTAGTCCGGAAACTCATTGTAGATGTAGTAAACGTTTGTGGCTGAATAGCACGTGCCGAAAAGGAACGCAAGCCAGTAACGTTGTTCGGTGTTTAATTCGAAGCGGTCTGCGACGTAACGCAGAGCATCGTTGCTGGGGTCGATGTCCTTAGCCCTTGAAGACTCAATGTGGTATGTCAGGTAATCGACCATACGTTTTGCGGTACGCCTTTCTTTGTCGCTGTCTTTGCAATTTTCGTCATGCCCATAGCCTCATAAAAAGCATTGCCCCTCTCGTTGTCCATGTTGCACTTCAAAATAAGAGGACGTGGCAAGGCATTGAACAATGCCCGGCCTACGCCCTTGCGTGTGCTTTCATTATCCACGCCAATCTCATGCAACACGTATGCGTTGTATTTCTTCATGTAAGAAAAGCGCATAAATCCGCCGTCTTCTATAATCAGAAACACGCTTTTGTTAATGCCTTTGATGTAGTATTCCCAGCTGTAAAACAGGTTGAAGGAACCTATTTCCTTTTTGTGTTGCTTGTGAATTTTCTTGATGAAATCCGCATCGCTGGCTATGGCTCTCCTAATCTGCATATATCATTCCGGGTTTTAGTTCGACTGGCTGCAACTGCTCGTGTGCCCGCATCAATATGTCCCTTGTAGACGCAAAATAAAGCCCTCCCTTGAACGTTGCTCGCCAAAGAGGGCGGTTGGTATTGCGGAAAGCGTAAATGACGTTAGAGGCGCTCAAAACAAGTCCGGCAAAACTGGCGTTCTTTTCTTGCGTGAAGGCCAGCATGTCTTGGGGGTTGTCATTGCACAATTCTAAAAGCAAGGCGCCGTCATTGTCGCAAGACAACCGTACGTCATAGGCCTCTTCCATTTCTTCCTTTGTGCGCATATCTATAACGCCATTGAATACAAGGGCGCTCTTGTCATTAGCGAGCGGCTGATTGTTGTTGTGATTCAGGTAGTCGCCACTGGTCGAGTAGCGGTTGTGAAATATGATGCGAGTTGCTCGTGGTATTTGCAGTTCGTCGAGGTTGTGCGCCTTGTGCGTCCTTATGCCTTCGTTGACATAGGACAAACCAAAGCTATGCAGGCCCCTAATCTTGCTTTCATGCATAATGCGTCGCAACAAGTCGTAATGCTCATGGGTCGGAGCGTTGCAAGAGAAGCCAACAACGCCGCACATCAGTTTAGGCTATTCCCTCGTTTGCGCCGCTTCGCAATGGCTTCTTCCTCTTGCGCCGTACCGCAATGAATCATGTTTTCACGGTAATACATGACCAATGAAACGCGCGTAGCATCCTCGTCAATCTTTTCAATTGGCGTGTTACCATGCCACTGGTGGACATCAGTTAGCAGCAGATCGCAATTTTGCATGTCGAAGGCTACGCCCCACTTCGGAAGAACAAAATAACCGCCCGTGTATCGGCCTTTACGCAGCACGACTAGATTCCCAAATCCTTCGGCGTAGTCTCCTTTGTCGGTATGCACAGCCGTCTGCCAGTTCTTGTTGACGGTAACTGTTGTGAATGCCGTGTTGTGTATTGTGAAGTCCGAGGAGGTCTTGTCAGCTACTGCTCTCTGCTTGGCGTAATGCTCAGGCATAAGCTTTTCGTATTGCGTGTCAACGAACTTGATAATAGGGTACGCCTTCTTGAACTTCTCAAAATCGCGCATGTTGAAAGCCGTTTGCCGGCAATAGGGGAAGCGTGGGTTCCTATCAAAATATCCAATAATGCCGCTATTTACTGCGTGGCCAGCAATCTGCGTATTGGACAAGGCGCCGTCAGATTTGCGTCTGCGCCGATGCATCGTTGTGCGACCTTCGCCAATTTCGCCTGTGCTGGTACCCCTGTTCGTTGTCGGACTTGCTGCCGTCTTTAGGTTTTCATACGCCGTCTCTGCGATGTTGGCGGGAATGATGCGCTTGCGAAACTTGGCTATGCACTCGCCGCTTTCCTCGTCATACACATCGACGTCAGTTGTAAAAAGCTGGTTGTAATCCTTGTCGCTGAGCAGCTTCCCAGACAGCTTCTTTGTTTGCTCATCCGTTAGCCGCGCCTTGACTTTATGCACCTTCGCCATAGTCCTCGTATGCTTTCTTGACAACTTCATAGATCGTGTCTGTTAGGTTGTCGGTTCCGTAAACTTCGCGCAGGGCCAACTCCCATCGTTTGAAGTCCGGCTCTGTCTGCGTATTCATATACAACTGCACCATGCGTGTGCCCGTCTCCGGGCCAAGGTCTTCCGGGTAGTCGTATTCGCCGGTGTCTTCAATTTCGCTTTCGAATGAGGTGTCGTCCCACTTTGGGACATACAGACCCCATTCCTTCAGATTGTCGACTTCCCATTCATTCGCCAGTACGTCCCAATCCCATTCCCCGAATGACACGTTGTCCTTAATTACGAAGGCTTTTTGCTTGGCCTCCTCCCAACTCGCGACATACACGGGAACCTGTTTGAGTCCAGCTTGCAGCGCCGCCTGCAACCTCATGTTACCCCCAAGAATCATGTAGTCTGGGTCAACAACAATAGGCCGTGCCTCTAGCATTTCAGGGAATTCCTTGAGGCTTTTGACAAGCTTTTCTAGCTGGTCTTTGCGAATCGCGCGGGGGTTATTCGGATTCGTCTTGAGTTTTTTGGTCTCGATAGTTGTCAGCCGTGCTGACGATGTTTCTGAGGGTTTCGCGCACATGGTAATCGTTTATTGCGAGGTTGAGTAAAAGTTCCCAGCTTTCCGCTGATTGATTAAAAACACCGAACGTTGCAGTGTCATCGGTTTGCGTCATTGTAAACACCAAAAAGTCGTCAGACTGATTCAGCATTCTTTTGACTTTGCGTAGGGTCATGCGTTCTTGAATATTTGGTACCGTTCTACAAACGTCTTGTCTATTTCCAATAGGATATTCGCCTGCTTCACCGAATGCACGCTTGTCGTGTGGTTAATGCGGCCAAGGCTATGGCTAATTTCCCTAAAGGTAAGTCCGTGGTCACGCAGATATTTGCTGACCATGTGCCGGGTGTCCGCCACGTGGCCACGTCGGTCTCTTTTAACAAGGTCGACCCACTCGAAACCTAGAGCCTCGACGCCTCGCTTCGCTCTGCGCATAGCCACTTCCTTGTCATAGTCCTTGTCGACCCGCGCCCCGACGTTAAGCCACAGGCTGTCAGTCATGGCGCAAGGTGCTCCATTGCTTTGCGCATACGGCAATGCGTTGATTTTTGTTAGGGTACTCCTGTTCCATAGTTGCGTCTGTCATACAACGTCCAAGGAATTCAGTCATCTTTTCTCTGGCTTTCGGCTTAGGAATCGGCATTACGTACGATTGCTTTTAGTTCGTTAATCATGTTTCTGTTGCACGAGGGACATGTGCTAACCTTTGTCCCGCTCAAGTATTTGTTGCTTAATTCTTGTAAGCCTTCAATCGTTTTGTCTTTTTGGTCGAGGAAGGCTTTGATTTTTTCTATGTCTGCCTCTGTAATTACAGCTTCCCATTTGCCCAGCGGACAACTTGATGTCTTGAAGCGCGTTTTGGTTGGCATGTGGCATCCGCACAGTGGTGAATCTGTAAAGGCCTCTTTTACTAACGGCCCGCAGCTTTTGGTCTTGACGACAAAATGCTCGCAGGATCTACACGTATTTAGTCTATCAGACCTTTTTTGTGCGGAAACGAATAACATGGCGTAATTTTTCTTTGCTTTTTTGGATGGACTTGTAGAACACGTCGACGGAAATGCCAGATTCGCGACTGATTTCCGCCATGCTCCAGCCATCAAGATACAATTGTAAGACAGTCCTATCGAACCACGCCAGATGATTGGCTAGTATTAAGGCTTCCTCCTCGCGTATTTTATCTTGTAGCAGACTTTGAACAGCAATTTCTTTTGTAGGGTAGTCGCCACGGAAGTATAGAGGGTGGAAGTCGTCAGTACGCGCTATGAACATTGCCCTGTTGAAATAACTGGGCATGTTTTTTATCACTGAACCCGACTTTAGAGCGCGAATAACACGCAAATAGGTGTGATGCACCAAGTCGCGATTGTCGCGGTGTAGGTTGCGCGCATATTCTACCAGTTCGTCGTAGTTCTCGCTGAACCAGTCATCAAAGGCCTTTCGTGCTTCGCAACTCATCGACAAGGCGTTTGTAATGGTGGTAAAGTGATTCTAATTCGTCGCGCGTGTATTTGTAAGTCTGCTTGCTCGCAATGTGTAGACCTTCTGCGGTACCCTCGCCATACACCCTGTCTAGGTTTTGACTGAATAAATACTGTTCACCGCTGCGGAAGCCATTGCAACGCTTGCATTGGTACTGGACATTCCTCTCATCCCATCTAGTCGACATGCACGCGCGGCTCATGAAGTGGCCTGCATCGACTTCTGACCAGTGGCGCATGGCGCCGCATGTAAAACACTGTCCTGTGCCAGTCTCATCAACCGCGCGCAATCGTATGTATTGGCTAAATACAGTGTCAACCTTCTTTACCATCGTCCCCCGTTTCGGGGTTCGTGTATGGGATTGCTTTCCAGCGCCCGCGCGCATCGGTTGGGACGCTCTTAATCTCTTTGGCTTTGTCGAGTTCCTTTTGTTTGGCCTTTCTTTGTTCGGCATATTTACTGTAGAGGTCTTGAAGTTGATTGTCAGATAGCTGAGCAGGGGCAACCTTCTTTACCTCCCGCCAGTTGGCTTCGCGTACCTCAGCACGCTCGCCTTCATATTGCCGGAATATATTGCATAATTCAGGAAGCTTGAGCCTTTCATACTGCACTGGGTATTCCCCTGTCTTCAATCGGTGGCAAATAATCTGCCATTCCTCCAGCTTCATGGCCGGGAATTCGTCACGAAGAAAGCGTACGGCGTCAATTAGATCCTTGTCAGCAGTAATTGTTTTGCTACAATCAAGGTATGATAGCGTGTCCTTCAACATGATAATCAACACGGCTTCTGTGCGAGCCGGATTCATTCGATATGACGCTTGGATGTTCGTTCCTTCAGCCCATGCCTGAGCCGGTGTCATTGGCGAGTTTTCGCAAATGCGCTTCAATGATTGAGCCATCTGCAGCGCCACGCTGTTGTTTTGCATTGTGTTGGTTTTTTAGTGGGAAAAGGCCTTGCCACCCATGGGCGATGCTCTGATGTATCATCTGGATTGCTACGGCCTCGTCGCCTTGTGAATCTTTTTGGAGTTTGTGCAAGGCTGTCTGCTCGCCCCGCGCGGTGTATTTCTTCGTACCTCGTTCCTTTCGTTCGTCAATCCAAACTTGCCAAGCTTCGGAAAATGATTCAGAATCCCAAGGCAACACCACCTCTATTTTAGTTGTTTTCTTCTTTGTTCTTTTCTCTGTATTAGTATAGGTATCATTCTTTCCTGCAGCCCGAAACATTTTTTCCCCCTGCCCGAAACTTTCTTTCGGTCTGCCCGTAAATTTTTTACGGTCTGCCTGCACGTATAGGTGACGCACCCGGCCATCGAAGCGTATGCCTATAAGACCCAGATCTACGAGTTGTTTGATGGTCTTGCTGATAGTCGGACGGCTTACGCCGTACTCTGATTGTATTGTGTCATTCGACTTGTGGAACGTCTTGCCGTTTGACCCAAAACTTTCGATTTCAGCATACATGGCTTTCGCAACTAGGTTAAGCCTTTTGTCTAACCAAATTTCGGCTGGAATCCATACGCCTAAGAATTGCCTTTGCATATTGTCTATTTACAATCCGCAGTAACCAGTGTCGCAATCTGTAAAGCCTTCTAAGTCTTCCATCGTCAGCTGTGTTTTGTGATTCCGAAAGTCGGCGTACGACCCTTCATTTCTAAATGTATTCCACGACATTTCTTTGCCGGCCTTATTCTTGCGCTTTTTGCCTTCGGCCTCAACAGACTCGAACCACGCATACTTCTCGGGAAACTTCTTCGCCATGATGTTTAGCAACATCGGATTTCTATGAAAGCATGCAACGCAGTTGTTTCTTTCCGCAAATCGCACCGGCTTGTCTTTCCAATACTCCCTAATCTTATCGTTAAAAACGCCGTCTTCATGCAACGGGAAGCTGTATTTGCAATAGGCATGGGTTTTCCATTTGTTTCTTCCATCCTTGCGTTTACCTACAACCCATCGCGCTTCCTCTAGACCGTCGGCATTGGCTGATTCTATTTTGCGCTGTACCCTGTAATCTTCGCTAGCGCGAAAGCCCAAACGCAAGTTGACAACCTCCCCGACATTATCGTGAATCCACTTAGCTACAGGTATCACTTTCATGCCAGTCGTGCAGAATCTACGAAACGTGCTTGGCAGTATATTCTCTCTTGAAAGGATCTCGTCAAACGTCGGATTGCTTACCCATGTGATTTCCTGTCCCGTGAATTGTTCAAGGTCGGCAAGCGTGTAGAATATGACATCATCTTCAGCGGTTGCAACAAAGTCAGACTGTAGCTTTTCCTCGGCGTACCGTTTAATCCAAGGGTCTTTTGGCGCGGCCTCTGGCGCGTTTATGCGCACCAGCGCAAATAGGTTGTAGTCAGCAGGGTAATGCTTCATCAGATAGGCTGACGTCTGCCCCCCGCTGACACTGTTGACTGTCTTCATACTTCGTCCTTACGAATGGCGTCCAGTTCCGTCAACTCATACTCCCGGAAAAGTACCTCGCCAATTAGCTGGGTGAATGTCGTGTCTTTGTGTCGCACAATTTCAGGTGCGTGGACCAACATAGCCCGTGGGTTTTTCTTAATCCAGTTTTGGACTGTGGCGGTTGTTACGCCCAATTCTGTCGCGCAAGCTTTCTGCGTGCCATATAGCTTTTTGATGTATGCTTTCATGCTTTCTCGTATTTAATGAGGCCCCAAAAGAGGGAAATGCTGGTTTTTGGTTTTTCGTATCGGATGTAGCTAGCTGATTTTTTCTTAGGCGCCGGTTTGACGGCCTTCTTTTCAATCCATCCCCTGCGGCTTACTTGGACCTCAACGGCCTTCGTAGTTCTGCCTAAAACGCCTGCTATGCGCTCGTAGCTATATCCTTTCTTATACAGTTCGCGCATCATGTTTAGATCCGCATTGGAATAAGGTCTGCAATTTTTCATGATTTGATTTTAATTAGACCCCAGAAAAGGGTCAGGGTAGTTTGTTTTTTGTTCTTGCCTAGTCTTAGCTTCAGCGTCAGCACGCTGTCGGTCTGCAGCTTCTCTTTCCAGTTCTTGAAAAAACTCATTTGGCGGTGTGATTTTGTGATAGCACTTAATGACTTCTTCAGGCTTGTTAAACGAGAACACCCAGTCTTCGCCATTCCATTGTGCTACGTCGAATACGTACCTGTTCCTGCGTATGTAACAGGCCAAATACCAACCTTCTTCGTTGGGAACCCCCTCGCGCCAGTAAAAGGGGTTCATGGCTGAACCTCCTTTTTGATGGCCTCACGCGCGTTTAGTGCCATTCTTGCCACCAGCAATACGCGACGCTCCCAAAATTCATCTAGATCTGAGTACGTACCAACGGCAGACATAGCGCAACCCACAGCCCACGAAGCAATGATTCCTTTGGTCGTGTCGTCGTCAGTGCTTTTTGGCTTGAAGCCGCCGCCTTGTGAGAAGCCGGGGCGGTCAAGTTTAAGGCGCGGCCCCCACTTGGTTTGGTTGTGTTCTTTGACAACAACTTCGTCGCCGGTCTTCCACTTGTCTTGCGAAAGCGCATTGACTTCGCCAACAAGGCCGTTTTCCAAGATGCAGTCGAACTTGTAAAAGGTTTTCCCGTTGCTCTCGAAGGTTCCCTGCGGGGTCAGGTTTTGGATTTTGGTTTGTTCCATGATTTTGGAGTTTATAGTGTTTCTACTTGGGTTGTGAATACGAAGCCCTTGGCTTCAATCTTGGGACGGCAAACCTCCCACACGCGGGGCGAACCCCAGAACCAGCGGGTAGGGCTGTCGCGCTCCGGGTGTTGGCTGTTGATGGTCCAACGGTACCCTATACTTTTCATGTGGTCGGGGTCCATCTGGTGTCCGTTGTCCGGCATGCACAAGGT